GGTGGCCAACTGGCCGACGGTGTGTGACAGCGCCTTCCTGACGGCTATGGGTGCGCCTGGACTGCCTTCGCCTAAGACGGCGAACATCTACACGAGCCAGCGGCAGCAGTGGACGGCCGAGCAGCAGCCTGCGTTTGGTCTAACGGTCCTGCGCACCTCGAGCGAGATTATCGACGCGCTGGGTGCCATGGACCAAGTGCACGAGCTCGAGGTGTCGGTGAATGCCGACTGGGGCTACTACGATAGCAACGGCACGGCGCAGCCTCTGTCGACGGTGACCCCGTTCACGGAGGAGGCCTACGAGACGGCGCTGCGTGCGTACATCGAGGGCATCTTGCTCATCCTCACGAGCCCTGTGTATGGCTTCGTGAACTACGATGCTCGCAACCAGAACACCCCTAACTTCGTGCAGACGGGCATCTTCAACTGTTACCCGGGCACAGGCGTGACCCCGACCGACTTTGCGGTTGGCCTCGATGACACGGGGCAGACGGTCATACAGCAGACCATCAGAGCAACAATCCTTGTGCACCAGCGCAGGGGCATAGCGAGGTAGACCATGGCTCAAGTATTGAATGCGAGTAATACAAGCGGCGTATACATCAAGCTCGAGACCACGCCGGGCACCTTCGTTGCACCTGCCGGCGGCGACTTCGTGCCGACCGTTGGCACGCCTAAGTTCACGCCTCGTGGTCCTGGCATCATCCGTCGTGCTGATGTCATGACCCCCTACGGCGGTGAGCTCGCGGCCAAGACCGGCGGTATCGGCTGGGACATCAGCTTCACGACCGAGCTCTACTGGAACTTCGGCTCCAATGCGTTCACTGCCAATCCGACGGGCACGAACACGGTGCTCTACGCTCTGCTGCGGTCGTGCCCGTTCAAGATTGCGAGTGGCGGCACCAACGACTTCAAGTTCATCAGCCAGGCTCTTTACGACTTGTCGGCGTCTCGCTCGGTTGCCAACAACCAGTGCTCGACGTTCTCGATTGCCTACGAGGAGATTGGTGCGAAGCGTTACGAGGCCAAGGGCTGCGTGTGCATCCCGAAGTTCTCGTTTGAGGCCGGTGGCAAGATTATGGTCGAGTGGTCCATCAAGGGCCAGTGGCGGCCGGTCACTGACAGCACGCCGTTGGTTCCAACCTACACCTACCCTGCGCCGCTCATTGGCACCAACGCTAGCCTGTCGGTAATCTCACCGCTCGGCGGCTCGACCTCGGCTCTTGCCAAGGTGACCTACGACCCGGGCTTTGCGCTGTCGGATGTGCTCGATGCCAAGGAAGAATACGGCATGGGCATCGCGATGATTTCTCTGACCAGCTCGCCCTCGATTGAACTTGAGGTAGCTGACCTGTCTGAGAACTTGCAGCCTGCCTGGGGTGACGCACAGAGTAACCTTGTACAGAGCACTGCGCTTGATGTTACATTAACGATTGCCGTCGACACCTCGGTGGTGTTTACCCTTAACGAGCCGCAGCTGGTGCAGTGGCCGACGCCAGGCGAGAGCAACGGGTACCGCAACATCGGGCTCAAGTTTGCTGGCATCGTCAACGCCAACAGCGTGGCTGACATTGGTTCGATTGGTTTCTACTCGCCGGTATAGTCGGCACCAAGGGGGATGGGATGATTGAGTTCAACGAGAATGTGTGGCTTGAGGTAGAGGTCAAGGGCCAGAAGGGCCGGCTGCTGGTGCGCGAGCCTAACGCGCTCGAGGGTGCAAGGTACTACGGCGCGCTCGAGAAGGCGCGCACTCGGTTGCGTGCCGAGGATGCTGACGCTGGTGCGCTCGAGGCGTTTGTGCAGCTCAATGTGACTCTGCTCACGGCTTGTGTGTCGGCCTCTGAGGGCTTCGCCAAGGAGCTCGACAAGGAGGCCACGCCAGCGGCTCGGTCTGAGTGGCTGGTGCGCATCCCGTGGGTGGACCTCAACACGATTGCGAGTGAGGTAGCGTCGGTGGGCTACCCAAAAACTTCAGCCGTGTAGCGTGGCGTGACTTTGCCCGGCTGACGATGTCGCATGGCTTCCGATGCTGGGAGTGTCCTGACGCAACACGGCACGAGCGAGGCTGCACGATGGGTTACAGGCAGGGTCTAGGTCACGAGGAGATGGAGGCGCAGCCGACCACCTGCCTCGTGCTCACGACCGAGCCTAGCGGCTTCTGGGAGGCCAACCGCGTGGGCAAGTGGATAGAGCGCGGCAGTCCTGTGGTGACGGTTCGCGACCTGACGCACAGCCAACTTGAACTAGCCACCTTTGTGCAATACGAGCTGCAGGAAGGGGGCAGACGGTACGAGGAGCGCAAGCGCAAGTCGGCCGAGCGCATAGCACAGATGTTCGGTAAGGGCTGACCCATGGCTAAGACGGTTGCAGAGATTGATGGCGACAGCAGTGGCCTAGTCAGCGAGCTTGGCAAGGCCAAGAAGGCCATGGGCGACCTCGGTGACGGGGGCAAGAAGCTCACCGACCAGTTGCGAGAGGTAGCCGACCAAGCCGACATCGCAGCGGGCAACCTCATCAACAAGATAGGTGGTCCTGCGGCCATTACTGCTATCGGTGGCATCGGTGTCGCGTTCACCGGTGCCAAGGCGGTGGTGGGTGCGTTCCTGGACAGCAGCGAGAAGCTGTTCCGGTCCTATGGTCAGGAGGGGCAGAAGACTTGGGAGAAGCTCGAGCAGCAGATGGATGGCATCTCTGGTGCCTTTGCCAAGGCGGTGCTCGGCGGCGGCGACATGAACCAGCAGGCCGAGCGCATGAGCCAGCTGCTCGGCACGGTTGCCACTGCGGCTGACAACGCTCTGACCCCTCTGGCTAAGATTGGCGATGCGTTCTTTGACATAGCCTACTGGGAGAGCGAGGCGACCAAAGAGGGCAAGAAGTTCCAAGAGTCTATCAACAAGTCAAAGGAGGAGGCCGAGAAGGCTGAAGCGGCAGCAAAGGCCCGCATCACCGAGAAGAAGGCCATCCTGCAGGAGGCGGCCGAGGCAGCCGGCCAGGGCGAACTGGTCGCCATCGGCAAGAAGCTCGAGCGCGCGGTCGAGATGGATAAGCAGTCGCTCAGCATTCGGCAGCAGCTCGCGGGCAAGTACGAATACGAGATTCGCAAGAGCTACGAGAACACTACCGGCATGAGTGCCGAGCAGATAGCCCTCCAAGGTCGTCGTGCCGAGGAGGAGGTCGCAAACATGAAGAAGACCGTCATCGACGGTCAAGGCAGCATCACGGCTATCACCAAGAAGTATGGTGATGAGCGAGCGGTCATCGAGCTGGCCATTCTCAAGGAAGGCGCGGCCAACATTCGAGACGAAGCGGCGGCACAACTTGAAATCAGAAGGCAGACGCAGGAGGAGCTCCGAGAGTTCGGCACTGCGGCCAAGACCCCGGTTCGTACCAACAGCATTGGCAAGAGCACGATAGCCGAAGAAGACCCGGTTGAGCGCGAGAAGCGCGAGGCCAAGGAGCTGGCCGACCTCAAGTACTCTAACGACCGTGCCGAGCAGGCCATGGAACTTGACCGGCTCAAGGCTGAGCTCGAGCGCATCGACGCGCACAATGCCGAGAAGGCAGCCAAGGAGCAGGCGTTCCTGGACTTCACCAAGCAGATGGAGCTCGACCACATTGCCGAGCTTCACGCGCAGGGCAAGCTGACCGAGGAGGAGCAGAAGAAGCTCGATGAGGAGCGGGTGCAGTCGGTCAAGGACCGCACGCAGCAGGAGCTGACCCTCTACCTGCAGACCTCTGCCAAGCAGATGGCCATTGGCGAGCTGTCGGCCAAGAAGGCTGCAGACATGGCTCGTAAGCAGCTCGGCAACGTCATCATGGGCCTAGGCGACAAGGCGATGGCCGAGGCGGGTCTGATGGCTGCCTCGCTCAACCCCTTGGCTATCCCGATGGCTGCGGCGGGCGTGGCGGCCTATGCCATCGGTGGCGCGCTCTCGGCCGACAAGAAGGCAGTAGGGTCAACGCCAGCGAGCGAGAAGGCTGACAGTGCCTCGGCTCCTGTGAACAACTACTCATTCAACATGCGCATCGACTCGGCCTTTGCCGATGGTGAGAGCGTGGCCCGTCAGTTCGCCATGATGCAGGAGAGCGCACGCCAGCGCGGCCTGCTCCAACAAGGTGCCTTCTAATGAACTTCCCCCTCATCACCTGGGCAGACACGGTCGGCCCTATCACGGTCAACGGCACATCATTCCCGGCACAGACGCGCTACGGCTTCGGCATCGTCAGCACGACGCTCAAGACGGCCTCGGCTGACTCGGTAGCCGACTACCTGCGAGACGCCATCAACACGGTGATAGGTGCCGGCACGGTCACCACCACCACCTATGACTACTCTGACGGCACGTACCCGGCTAACAGCCCGCTTGGTATCACATGGGCCTACACTACCGGCACGAACTTCACGGTGGACTTTGGCACGGTAGCCATGGCCAACAAGTTCGGTTTTGCGACACAGACAGTGGTTTGGACTAACATCCCAACCAGCAAGAGCACGACCATCAACCCGGGCATGTTCTGGGGCCCTGCTGGCTTGGCAGGCGACGTGCGGCGTATGCTGACGCAGCGGGCGGCTTCGAGCTCAAGCGACATGAGCGGCCTGACCACCGACGTGGTCAACTGGGGCGCGGTCGCTGACCTCGAGATGCTCAGCACCATCTTTTGCGCAGCCAACTACACCCGCTGGTTCGCCAACATTCAGATTTATGCGACGGCAGCCAACCGCATGCTTGGTGACCCCAACAACACGCTTGAGGGCCTCATCGAGGCAGCGGCGCAGGGCGTCACCTTCCGGCTCTACCGTGAGGCAGCAACGGCTGAAGGCACGATACCTGGCACCTATCAGGTGTGCCGCATGCCGGGAGTGAGCAACAAGGGCTCGGCCGAGGACTTCGTGACGGCGGCCGATGAGCCACGGCTCTGGTCGACGGCTGGCCTCATCTTCCGAGGTGAGACCTAATGAGCAACCGCGTTGTAGCCATCAAGATACTCGGTGTGGGCGATACGACCACGGTGTTGCCTGCCACCTTCACGACTCGTGCACACCCGCTGTACCCTACTGCGCTTGAGGGCACGGTGGTGTCTCTGACTGACCAGCTCAGCAGCGAGATAGCGGTGTTCGGCTCGATGGGCTCGGATAGCACCACCAGCTTCACGGTGCTCTCGACGGCGGCAACGCGCGCTATTCTGCTGAGTCGTGGCAAGGTTGAGGTGCGCGACCCCTCTGCGCAGAACCAGCCGATGCGCACCACCGGCTACATCTCCCCTGCATCAGGACCGGTGACCATCCCGGTGCCTGCTTCTGCGGTGTTCACGGTGGGCAACTACTACCGCATTCAGAACACGGTCTTCAAGATAATCAGCAACAGCGGCACGCTGGTTGGCGCGCGCGCATGGGGCTGCGCCAACGTGCCTATCGGCATGACGCAGCAGGGCGTTGGCAACGAGCCGCTCGGCTGCCGCATCTACGATGTGAGCAACGGCAACCCGCTGGGTGGGTGCGAGCAGCTGCCTGTGGTCATCGAGACGGTGGACCTCGACAGCATCACACCTGAGGTCATCTTCCGCGGCTACATCAGCAAGGTGAGCAACGACACCTCGAGCGGGCAGCAGAACCTCATCAAGGTCGATTGCTCGAGCATGATGGCTTACCTCAAGTCGGCGCCGTTCATTCCGGCATGGGGGGCTGTGACGGCCGACACCACACGGCCTGCTGGTGTCATCTATCAGACAAACCAGAATGCTGATGTGATACAAACCAAGCTGACCACGCCATGGGTGCCGGAGGTCTTCGGCCCTCGGTTCGACCCCTTGAGCCCGCAGGTTGGCGACACGGTAGTGAGCCTGTGGCAGGTGCGAGAAGAGGGTACGGGCGGCATCAGTGTGCCGTTGGAGAACTACGACTCTCCTGGCGTCATCACGGTCAACAACTCGGTCTACTTGGACTTCAACGGCAACCAGACCGCGACCACGAACTCCTATGCCATGTGCTTCAAGGATGGTTACTACGACACAGGCGGCTACGGACCACCTATCAACCTGTACATCGGGGTGTCTGCTCACCGTCGGAGCGATGGCTACTCAGACGCCAACCGATTGAACAGCAACAACTGGTGGTCAGATGCGCAGCAACAGGCGCCCTCGGTGCGTGGCGAGAACTGCATTGAGAGTGCCGACATGCCCTCGGTCATCATCGACCTGCTACTCGGCACCTACAACGCAGACCCGACGCTTAGCCAAGGTGCTCGCTCGGCCACCGAGTCGGCATGGCTGCCGTTTCCCTATGCTGACATCGGCGACCTCATCGACCTGTCGAGCCTTGCTGATTTGATGGCTGGCCTAGACTACCCGGACATCGTGCAATACGTTCCGGGCCTTACAGTCACGACTGTTACCACGCAGCGCGTGATTCTTCCTTACGCGCACACCTCGGCTAAGACCGTGGGTGAGGTGCTCGATGAGATACTGAAGCGGCTCGGTGCCTACATGGTCTATGACCAGGGCAAGTTCTACTTTGGCTCATGGGCTGGCACTCGGCAGGTGCCGGCCTTTGTGAACGATGGCGCGCTGTCGGACCCCAGCATCAAGCTGACTTTCGACAGGGGCATGTGCCTCATGCGAGTGAAGGCCAAGTACTGCATCGACATCGACGTCAACGCTACCACCTACGAGGTGCCCTACCTCAATGTGGACCTCGCCAGCAGCGCGCTCGGCAAGGAGATGACGGTCAGCCATTGGATGGCAGGCAGGATGAATCCTAACGACAGTTTCTGGGGTGACACTCGGCTGATGGCCAACGCCTTCGGCCTGCTCATGCGATACAGCCAGAGCGCGGCTCGCCTCGACGTGTCGCTGCGTGACTCGGTGCTCGACCTCGAGGTTGGCCAGCAGGTCGCCTGCACCTTTGACAACATCGTCAACAGCGAGGGCGAGATGGGTGTCGTCACTGCCCTTGGCTACGTGCTCAAGGCAGGACGGTCATGGAAAACGCCAACCACGGCCTACACCATCATCTTGCCCGGCTACCTGTCCACGACCACGCAGCTCTCGTACTGGTCATGCTCGGCCCTCGTGGTCGATGTGTTAGGCGGTGACAACATTGAGGTTGATTCTAACGCATTCATTCAAGCGCCTATCCTCGCACCTCCTGGTGCGCCTATCTCGGATGTGCAGGCGTTCCTCTTCACCCAGCAGCTGCTCGGCTCATGGTACGACGTGCAGCTCCTCGACACCTACGGCACCCTCAAGTACCAAGGTGCGCTCACTGGCGTGAACACCGTTGGCAACCTCATGACCCTGCCGGGCTTCGATGCCTATGCTGTGCCGGGTGACATCATCGTGCTGGCTCCTGCTACCTACTTCGGCGCCGGCCTTAGTATCATCTACGATACCTTCTTGGCCGACAACAACAGGCAGGTAGACGGTGTGATTGCTTACTCTAAGACGTGGGTGCCATGAGCTGGACCAAACTAGATGATGATGCGGTCATGCCTGACCAGCCGCTGTCGGCCTTCGTGGGCAAGCGGCTCACCGACAACCAGAACAGCTACACTGATGAGCTCACGCGGCTGTCCACCTTCAGCTACCAAACCACATCGGCCGGTGCTGCCAAGGTCAAGTGGGCATCTATCTTCGGCCGGCGCGGCACGGTGGTGACAGTCAACGTTGGCGTAGCGTCTGGCACCTATGCCTTCAAGGTGTTCTGCCGGACCACTAACCCTGCGCTCGGTGGCACCATCCACATTCGAGACATTGACGCAGGCGTGACCGTGAGCCAGCATGTGGCCGGCACTGCAACCCCTACGTCGGTCTCAATCCCCTACGTCACGAATCAGGTGAGCGGCCTGCGTGCCTTCCATGTCTCGTGGGAGTCTGACATCGGAGAGGAGACCGTTGGCTCTGTGCTGGTCAATGGCGCGGTCGACAATCAGGTCTTTTGCGAGGACGACAGCGGAGCATTCCCCTTCTCCTATGCACCTGGCTCATTCCACGAGATGTATCACATGCTGGTGCTTGGCACCGGTGCGGCACAGCCATCGCCTCTCGGTGATGCGCTGCACAAGTACCAAGTGTGCACCTTCAAGCACAATGTCGGCGCATCTATCCCGCCAGAGGGCGTGCTGACGGTCTGGCCGAGCATCGAGGTCAACCCGCCTATCTTCCCAACGACCACAGGCGGTGGTCCAAAGCCGACCATCACCAGCTACCTGTACGAGCTCGGCCGTCTCGAGCTCTTCAGCATCTCGGTCGAGACCTACAGCAACCCCAACAACAACCCTCCACCGTATGTCTACCAGCAGACAACGCCTATCACCCGACTCAACAACAAAATCGATGCGTTCATGCCGCTCCTGCAGCCCGATGCATGCACGAGCTTGAGCCGAGGCGGGCTGCTTGGTCAGGTGATTAGGGCAGGCAGCGTGGCCACCTTCGCCTTCTTCATTCAGACCAACAAGTCGGTGCAGACACTCAACGTCAGCTTCCGGGCTGTGGC